TGGCCTTTGTCCTAAAGAAAACCGCGACTTACAAGTGGCCGATCAAGGTAGAGATACCTGTTGACGGCGGCAAGTTTGAAACTCAAACGTTTGACGCGGTATTCAAAAAGATGAGCCGCAGCGCCTTCAACAAAACAGTTGATGAAGGCGACGATGCCTTGATTGATGCCATCCTGCAAGGGTGGGATGGAATCAAGGACGAGGACGGCAAGGACATTCCTTTTACGGAGAAAGCTAAAAAGGAAATCTGCGACGATCATGCTGTTGTTAAAGCTTTGGTTTCGGCATATGCTGAAAGCATTGTTGGAGCACCAGCAAAAAACTAAAAGACGCCGCTGAGCATTGGGCAACAGGCGGTGTTATCGACGAGCGGGAATCTGACCTCAAGGGCCTTGGTATAAGTCCTGAGCAGATTGCCGCTGTTTCCTTAAAGCCCCTTGAGAACAATGTTGAGGTGTGGGAAGAGAACTGGGATATTGTGATGATGTTCCTACGGCTTTGCACCCAATGGAACGTTGGCATGAACGGGGCTACTGGGCTCCACTACCCAAGCTTGGAATGGTTGTGTAAGCTGTATGCAGTAGCAGATCCTGTCGCCATGTTTGAAGGCGTACAGGTCATGGAGCTAGCAGCACTAGCCGTCATGAACCGGAAAAGCAAATGAGCATCGCCACCGAGATCCGGCTCCGCATTAAAGCCGAGGGTGAAGCTGTATTGAAAGGTCTTGGCGACAATCTGAACAAGATTGCTGCAAACGCAACCGCTAGCTCACAGAAATTTAGTGTCTTGGCTGGTGAGTTAAGAAAAGTAGAGGCAACAACTGGCCGCAGCACAACGTTGCTTAAGCAATACGCTGCTTCTTGGCGAGAGCTTGCGGGAGCTGTTGATATTGCAAGCAAGGAGTTCAAAGAGGCTACCGCTGAGGCGGCTCGACTTGATGCGCAAATTGCCAAGGCTGAAGGCAGGCAAGGCAGGCAAGGCAGCCGCCTTAAGACTGGCGCTCAAGTGGCTGGCACTGCTGTAGCGGCTGGCATCTTTGGCGGCCCTGAGGCTGCTATTGGAGCTGTCGCTGGAGGCATTGCAGGAGGCTTACCAGGGGCGCAGGTTGGCGCAGCCGCTGGCGCGACCGTATCGCAATTACGTCAAGCTCTAGCGGCAACCGCTGCGTATGAAGCGGAAATCAAAAAGCTTGAAATCGCCTTGAAAGGCGTTACAGCAAATCAAATTGAATACAATGATGCGCTGAAATTCATTAAAACGTCTACCGATAACTATGCGGTTACGCAAGACATCCTTACAAGGCAATTTACGAAGCTCCAAGCCTCAGTGCAAGGGTCAGGTGGAAGCCTGCAAGATACAAAGGTTGTCTTTGATGGCATTGTTTCTGCTGTTCGCGCCACTGGCGGCTCGTTGCAGGATGTTGATTCTGCACTTACGGCAACAGCACAGGTCTTCAGTAAAGGCAAGGTTTCGGCTGAAGAGTTAAGGCAGCAGATTGGCGAGCGACTGCCTGGCGCGTTCACCTTGTTTGCGAAGTCAATGAATATGACGCCGCAAGAACTTGACAAGGCGCTTGAGGACGGCAAGGTTAGCTTGCAAGACTTTATGGTGTTTGCAAAAGATTTGTTTGATAGGTATGGAGAAAATGCAAAGACTATCGCTGATAGCCCAGCTGCTGCTGGGGACCGCTTACAGATTGCGCTGAGCAACTTAAGCAAAAGCATAGGCGTATTGTTGCAGCCAATTGGGGCAGCTTTTCAGGATACATTTACGTCTATTGCAGAAAATATTACCCGCGCTACTAACGCTTTGAACAAATTTTTTGGTATTAGCGGCGAGGCATTATTAGAGAAAAACACACTACTAATACAAGCGCAAACCAAGGTCATACAACTAAACAGAGCCGAGCTTGCAAGAATACGAGAGCGCCAAGGGCCAATTACAGTACAAAGGGAAAGTAGAGGGAGTACGGACATTGCGGCAGGCCTCGATTCGATTCGCATAAGAACGCTTCAAACCAACATAGACAATGCAGAGAAACAAATTGATAAGCTGCGAGCGCAAATAAATGATTCTCAGCGAAATCTCCTTGTTCAGCCAAGCGCAGACGGCAAAGGCCTGCCTGGCATTGACCGTGGCGCAGGCCCAAAACCGAAAGCCCCGAAGGCCCCTAGCCGCTCCATGGCTGACGCGATGACCGACCTTGCAAGCAGGAAATTAGAAGTAGACCTTTCTGCGCAAGCAGCGCAATTGCAAATTGACATTACTGCGGCAAAGAAAGAAGGCCGTGATTATATGGTTGACATTCTAAATAGCGCAAGCGGTTTTCAAGTTATAGACATTAAATTAAAAGCACTAGAGGAGGACAGGCTCAAGATCTTGCAAAATCAAAGCAAATGGGAGAAAGAGGGAGTAAAATCCGGTCAAATTAAAGCCAAGCTTGCCGGCATTTTGGCACAAGAGGCATCACTTCGCAATCAGCGGCTAGAAGAAGAACAAAAACTAACCCAAGCTAATATAGATAAAGAAAAGGAACGCAAAAAGCAAGAAGAGGAACGCAAACAGCTTGCGCTTCAGGCTGCTCAGCAAATTCAAGACGTACTTATAGCTTCTGGCGCAATTTCCAAAGAAGAAGCCGCCAAGATACAGCTTGACCGCACTGTTGCTAATTTTAAGGAGCAATTCAAGTCCTTAGTAGACGTAGACGCCTTAAGCGAGCAATTGCGCAAGGCTTTAGAGCAAGCAGCTATTGACGCCAAAGACTTCGGCAAGCAATTTGCCAAGTCATTTCAAGATGGCATCAAATCAATGGGCGACCTAGCTGGCAACCTAGGCTCCTCCTTCTCATCAGCATTCCAAGGAATGGCCGATCAGCTAACTGAGTTTGTTACGACAGGCAAGGCTAACTTCAGAGACTTTGCTGCGTCCGTGCTAAAAGATATATCTAGAATGATAATTAGATATGCACTGTTCCAAGCAATGCAGGGCATTTTTAGTTCTATTGGTGGTTTCTTTAGTCGAGGCAACCTAGGCAGCTCTGCTGACAACGTGGCCAAGTACGCCCCGCTAGCCAAAGGCGGTGTTTTTGCCCAAAACGGCATCAAAGCCTTCGCTCGTGGCGGCATCGTCAACAAGGCCACCGTATTTCCCTTCGCCAATGGCATCGGCCTTATGGGTGAAGCTGGTCCTGAGGCCATCATGCCCCTGCGCCGTGGCCGCGACGGAAACCTAGGCGTGATGAGCAGCGGCGGCGGCGGCACCACCAACGTGGTTGTCAATGTGGACGCATCGGGCAGCAGCGTAGAAGGCGATCAGCAGCAAGCCAAGGCACTTGGTAATGCCATTAGTGCCGCAGTACAATCGGAGCTGGTGAAGCAAAAGCGTCCCGGAGGCTTGCTTGCATAATGGCCACCTTTGATGACGCCACCGTAGGAACCAGCGCCGGGGGCACTACGCCTGACTTCAGGGCATCAAAGAAAAGTGAGCCTGTGGTTCGCACCGTACAGTTTGGTGACGGCTATCAGCAAAGATTGACCTTTGGCCTAAACCAGAATCCCAAGGAATGGGACTTAACTTGGACCGCTAAGACAACAGCAGACGCTGATGCCATCGAGGCGTTTTTTGATGCACGGGGCGGGCAAGAGTCTTTTGACTGGGCGCCGCTTGATGATGCAACTATATACAAGTGGGTAGTCGCAAGCTGGACACGCACCTTTGATTACGCCAACATCAGCACAATCAACGCCACCTTCCGGCAGGTCTTTGAACCATAATGGCATACAGCGCGTGGCTAGCTAGTAACGCATATACCGTTGGGCAGATTGTTAGTGCCACAACGGCTCAAGCGTCTGGCTTGGTGTTTCGCTGCTCTGTTGCTGGCACCAGTGCTGCCACTGAACCAGCTTGGCCTACAGATATTGGTAGCACGATTGTTGATGGTGGAGTTACATGGGCAGCAATTAGCAGTGTCTACGAAGAGCTATCAGTTCTGGCACCTAATGCCATTATCGAGCTATTTCAGTTGCAGCTAGTTGCTGCGCTGCATGGCACTAGCGACATTTATTACTTCCACGCTGGTGTTAACGCAGCAGTAAGCGGCGACATTGTTTTTGACGGTGATACTTATGTGCGATTGCCGATAAAAGCAGAAGGTTTTGAATACAGCAACACAGGCACGTTGCCACGGCCAACGCTGACGGTGGCGAACCTCGGGGGCGAAATCAGTGCCTTGCTGCTGCTTGCCAATGCATTCACTCCAGGCAATGATCTAGGCGGCGCTGTCATCACCCGCATCCGCACGTTAAAAAAATACCTAGATGGAGAAGCTGCCGCTGACCCAAACGCCCGTTTTCCCGCTGAGATCTGGTATATCGACCGCAAGTCAGGAGAAACCCGTGATGTTGTGCAGTGGGAGCTGGCCAGTAAGTTTGACCTAGCTGGAACGCTGATGCCAAAGCGGCAACTGATCGCTAATATCTGCCAGTGGGAATACCGCTCAGCAGAGTGCAGCTATACCGGCAGCAATTACTTTGACATAAACAATAATGTGGTTGCAACACTTGCAGCAGATCGTTGCGGCAAGCGGCTTAGCAGTTGCAAGCTACGATTTGGCGATACAAGTCCATTGCCTTTCGGCAGTTTCCCTGGTGCCGGGCTGACGCAATGAATTTAACTGACAAGCTCAAAGCTGAGATTATGTCGCACGCTAAGGCGGAAGATCCCCGCGAGTGTTGCGGCTTAATTGCAGTTGTGAAAGGCCGCAAACGATATTTTCCTTGCGTCAATCAAGCTGCTACACCAGATGAACATTTTGTGCTTGATCCAGCAGATTATGTCAGCGTCGAGGATCGTGGCGAAATCGTAGCGGTGGTTCACAGTCATCCCATAACACCGCCGCAGCCATCAGTAGCCGATCAGGTTAGCTGCAACGCAACTGGCCTGCCGTGGGTAATCGTCAACCCTAAAACCGAAGCATGGGGTGGCTGCACCCCAAAGGATTTTGAGTTGCCGTATGTCGGACGCGAGTTTGCGTTCGGCGTAGTGGATTGCTACGCGCTGGTGCGTGACTGGTATCGGCGTGAGTTTGGTTTGGTGTTGGCCGACTTCGCCAGGCGTGACCGCTTCTGGGAGCGAGGTGAAAACTTGTACCTAGACAGCTACAAAAGTCAAGGATTCCATAAGGTGCCATTTGATGAGCTGCAATACGGCGATGCGTTGCTAATGCACCTTGACGCGAGCTTGCCTAATCATGCTGCCATCTACGTCGGCGACCAGCAGATCCTGCATCACGTTCAAGGACGGCTGTCTAGCCGTGATGTGCTCGGCGGTTATTATGTGAAAAATACGGCGATGGTCGTGAGGCATGAAAGTCGTTAAGGTCTACGGCCCACTGCGTAAGTACCTTGGGCAGTGCCGTTTTGAATTTGTAGCGGACACTCCAGCGCAAGCCATGAAGGCATTGTGCATAAACTTTCCTGGTTTGGCGCAGTGGCTGCTGGATCGTGAGGCAGAGGGTATGGCATTTCGTGTCACCCGTGGCCGCGACCGGATCACAAATGAAGCACCTGATGGACTGGTGCTGCCGTGGTCTGAACGTGAAGTCTTCAGCATTGCGCCAGTAATTGTCGGCGCAGGTGGTATTGGACGGATTTTGGCAGGTATTGCGTTAATTGCGATTTCTTTTATACCTTTCGCAGGCGCTCTTGCTGGGGTTACGGCTGCTGGTGGCATCTTTGGGGGCGCCGCCGCTGGTAGTGTTCCATTTTTAAGTAACGCGCTTTTCTCTTTTGGTGCCAGTCTAGTTTTAGGCGGCATTGCAGGATTAATTTCGCCTATGCCAAACATGGCCGGGCTTACATCAGGCAAAGAAGCGGCACGGCTTGAATCATTCTCATTTAGCGGAATTGTTAATACAAGCAAACAAGGAATGGCAGTGCCAATTTGTTATGGACGTGCATTTGTTGGCTCTGCCGTAATTTCCAGCGGTCTTGACGTAGATCAGGTGGCAGTATGACTCGCATCATTGGCGCAGGCGGTGGCAAGGGTGGCAAGGGTGGCGGCGGTCGTTCGCAAAGGGTTCCAACAGAAGCCGATGATTCGCTCCAGTCCACGCAGTTTG